TACTGATGAGGCAGCGATTGAAGAGGCTGCAAATCTGATCAAATCCGTGGCTGATGAAAGCCAGGGTGAAGCTACCAGATGGGCACAAAAGCCTAAACCCGATCCCAAACCAGATCCTAAACCCGATCCAAAGCCAGATCCCAAGCCTGATCCCCAGGGCAACCCTGAGCTGAAAGCTATTCTGGATAAGTTGGATGCCCAGGAAAAGGAGCTGAAAGAGCTTAAAGACAGCAAGGCTAAGGGTGAGCGTACAAAAGCTATCCAAGGCCTGATGGAAACCCACAAGATCCCCAGCTATCTCCGTGATACGCTGGCTAAGTCTATTGCAGACGGTGACGATGCAGAGGAGGCCATTAAGAACTTTAAGCAGGGGCTGATCACCAATGGGCTTGAAACCGAAGAAACAGAGGGTAAAAAAGTGGCAAGTGAAAAGCAAGTCGATGAGGCTGCTGATAACTTGCTGGAGTCAATAACCGCTAAATAAAAAAGAAAATGAAACGTAAGACCGATTCATTCACTGGCCAACGCCCAGTGTTTACAGGATCACCCAGTATCGTACCTGGCGGTTTCAATCTCGACAAGACAAACCAGAGCTTTAAGGTGGGTGACATCATCCCCATTGGCACTGTTTGTAAGTTCGATGAGCAGACCAGGCTGGTACAGATCCTGAAAACGGCTGAGGTTGTAGCCATTGATTCAGACGATGCAAAGATTGTATCTCTGAAAGTTGCCGAGTTCTTTAAGCCTGTTTTCTGTGTAGGTGAAAAGATCGCTAAGGCAGGTGCTATCTCTGGTACCTATGCCAACGCTGTTTCTATCGCTGCCATTAACCAGACAAAGAGCACGTATGTAATTACCCTCAGTGCTGCCATCACTGGCCTTGCTGTGGGTGACACTCTGGAGGAGGTTGTTGAGGACGCATCCCACAATGCTGCTGAGAGGCTGACAGGTAACGCTGTTACCATCAAGGATGTTATGGTGGATGAGTTTGAGACTGCCATTGATGTTTGCGCTGACACTATGCAATACGCTCTCCTGGAGAGGCGTGTGCAGAAGATCCCAGCATCACAGAAAGATGCCTCTGGCATGGCTCTGGCTGGCAATCCTCACGTCAAGCTCTCCCAGTCGTACTAACCATTTAATACGATCAAGAAATGAAATCAATTTTCCAAACTTTCAAGGGCTTGCACAAGAATGGTGCACCTCTTGACCTCCTGGCCACATGGAGGAAAACTTTTGATAAGGCCTCTGAGCGTGAGGTGGCTCTTTTCCAGAAGATGTACTGTGATGAGTGGTTTGATTGGAACACTCCACAGATGAGCCTTACCGCTGAGGCTATTGTGGGCAAATACCGCATCCGTTTCATGGCTACCCTGATTGGTGATGAATCTCCCACACCTCTGAGGCGTTCCGATGGTTTCGACATTTGGACTAAGGAGATCCCACGTGTGGGACACAAGTTCCCAATGGCTGCAAGGGACTATCGTAAGCTCCTGGAGGTTTATGAGAATCCTCGCCTGAAAGAGGTAGATAAGGTTAAGCAGATCGAAAAGACGCTGAAACATGACGTTCAGGATGCCTATCTGGGCTGTAAGGATGTTATGGACTTCATCACTCTTACGATCATGTCTAACTGGGGTGTTGTTCAGTTTACACCGTCTATCAACAATCCTGGAGGCCGTCAGTATGAGATCGATTATCTCATGTCTGAGCAGAACAAGCTCATGTCAGCTTTCAACTGGACTACAGCCAACACCGCTGCTGGCAAAGTATATCCTATCCTGATGCTGGCTATGATCTGTGCTGATCTCCGCAACCGTGGTATTGAGCCTGGTGAGATCCTGATGAGCCAGGATCTGTATTTCTGGCTCCGCATGGATAAGACCACTCGCCTGCTGGCTCATGGCACAGACAAACAGGCTCAGGTGGTTACTGAATCTGAAATGAAGGCTCTCCTGACAGAGAACCAGATCCCTGAGATCAAGGTGATCACTCGCAAGTTCGCCATTGATCGTGACGGTGCACGTAACACTATCGATCCCTGGAACCACAACTTTATTGCTATCAAGCCTGCTGGTAAGATCGGTGAGATCCAGCCTGCTATCGAAGATAGCGAGTTGATGGAGGAGGAGAATGTGGACTACATGAACGCTGGTAACGGTATTCGTATCGCTAAGTGGCGTACAGGTGAATCCACCAACCAGGTTGCTGCTGAGTACACTCAGGGATCAGCACGTCTGTTGCCTCTCATCACTGAGATTGATGCTATCATCTGCCTCCAGGTACGTGGTATTACCGAAAAGACAGTTCCTGCTGTTGATGGTAACGAGCGTATGTACTGGACTAAGTACGAGTACGAGAACAACGTGGCTCCTGCTGCTGTGCCTGAGGGTTAATGTCAAACCGAAAACAGATTATAAGCAATGAAAAAGATCATCAACTGCCTGTTTGCACTCCTGGTACTGGAGGCATTCAAGGATAAGAACGATCACGCTATAGTCTATCAGCCTGGGGATCATCTGGAAACGGATGATCTCTCCAGGGTGAATGACCTGGTAAAGCGTGGACTTGCTGAGATTGAATCTGTAGGTGTTGCTGAGGATGCTGCTGGTGACGGTGCCAACGGTGGTGACGCTGGAGGCTCAAAGACTGGTGGTGAGGCTAAGCCTACTAAGGTAGTGTTTGATGGTAACGAGTATGAGCCTCAGGTGATCAAAGATGCTCTGATCGCTATTGGTGTGCCTGTAGCACCTAACGCTGGTGTGAACGGCCTCACTAAGAAGATTGGAGAGATCACTGAGGAGCAGACTGCTGCCCTCAAAGAGAAACTTATTGTAACAGAATAAGGCTATGGGTACTTTCACAAAATATGATGCTCTGATAGGTGAGCTGGAGCCGTACACAACGAGCCCAGCATCTATGCAAAAGGCTCTGAAAGACGCTGGTGTGGATAACTCTGATGAGGAATACACAACTGCTGACAAAAAACAGATTGCCAAAGCTGCTATCAATGTGCTCAAAAAGCTCATTGTCCTTTCCTCTGACAGCCAGGGTAAAAGCTCACAGGGCTACCAGGTTGATAAGCTGGAGAAAAGGATCAAGGCACTTGCAGAGGAAAACGGCCTGGAGGTGTCAGAGTTTGTGGAGGTACCCACAGTAGAGGATGGATCTAACAGGTGGTAAGCTATGGGTAGGTACAATGGCACTTTCAGGTACAGAAACGATCAGGAACCACAAAAGGATGCTAAGACTGGCTTTTACACTGGTGGAGGCAAAGGTGAGTGGACTGATGGCTGTAGGTGTCAGATCGATAAGC